GAGATGTTACTTTAAGAGCAAGTCAAACAACAACAACTTTAGTTGATGAAAGAATATCATTAAATTCAGTTATTATTCTAGAGCCTACTAATGCTAACTCTAATTCAGCAAAAGCAAATTTATATGTTTCTGCTAAAACAAATGGGTCAGCAACACTAACTCATGCCAGTTCTTCAAATACCGATCAAAAGTTTGGTTATGTAGTTATTGGATGATTGTAAAAGTACCAGAACAAGATTTACATATTATATGGAATGAAGTTGAGCCTCTTATAAAAAAGGCTTTAGATGATTGTTACACAACTGATGATATTTTAAAAGGATTAGTAAATAATTCTTTTCAATTATTTATAAGTTGGAATAACAAAGTTGAGTGTGCTGTTGTAACTGAAGTTGCACAGTATCCACAAAAAAAAATTTGTCGCTATTTCCTTGCTGGAGGTAGTAACATGGATAATTGGCTAGAGCCAATACAACAAGAAATAGAAAAATTTGCAAAGCATAATCATTGTCAAGCAATAGAAGTTGCAGGGCGAAAAGGATGGAGCAAGAAATTAAAAGGATATGAACAAAAAATATATTTATTTAGTAAGGAATTATTATGAGTAAAGGTAGCAACCCAACAAATGTAACAACAACAACGAGTGCAGAGCCATCTGAATTTGTTAAACCTTATGTTACGGAAGCATTCGATCAAGCACAAAACTTGTTTCAATCATCAGCTCCTAATTATTATCCAAATCAAACTTATGCAGATTTTGCTCCAGAAACTACTGCAGCATTAAATTTAGCTACGCAACGATCAATGAATAATCCTCTTCTTGCATCTAGTCAAAATGAAATTAATTCTATTTTACAAGGAGATTATTTATCGCCTACATCTAATCCTTACTCTCAAGCCTTATATAATCAAATGGCTGGAGATGTAACTAGTGGAGTTCAATCACAGTTTAGTAAAGCAGGTAGATTAGGCTCTGCAGCAAATCAAGAAGTGTTGGCTAGTGAGTTAGGTAATTTAGCAAATCAAGTTTATGGTGGTCAATACGATAAAGAAAGAGCTAACATGATGAATGCTACTCAAATTGCACCTCAATTAGCTCAACAAGATTATAACGATATTCAAGCACTTGCTGGAGTTGGTCAAATTTATGAAGATATGGATATGGCTAAAACGCAAGATGCAATGGCAAGATTTGATTTTGAACAACAAAAACCTTACTACAAACTAAGAGAGTATCTAGGCTCTATTGGTGCAAATGTACCAACAACAACAGCAACAACAAGACCAGTATTTAGAAACACAGGTGCGGGATTACTTGGTGGAGCAATGCAAGGAGCTCAGTTAGCAGGAATGGTACCAGGAATGGGCGCAGGTATGGGTGCTATTGGTGGTGGATTACTTGGAGGGTTTTTCTAATGGTAGAATTTTATGGTGGTAGAACACCTCTTTATAATGCAACAGGTTATGGATCAGACTTTAGAGTAGAAGATCCGAGACAAAGTGGAGTAGGAGTAGGAAGAGGTTTTTTTAACGGACAACCTCAAAGACAAAGAGTCTTTAATAAAAGAAATTTTAGTGCTTTAAATCAACCAAGTAGTTTTTATGCACCAAATTTAGAAAATAGCACACTTACAAGTGGTGTTATTCCAAATAAAAATATTTCTTTTGCTCCATCTAATAGACAACAAATTAATAAAGCTAACAATAGATTTTCTGCACTTAATACAAATGCCAAATCTTCTCCAAATCAAAAAAATAATTTATTAGATTTTATTGTATCTCCTCAAGGTAAAGGAATAGCTCAAGGATTATTAGAGGCTAGTGGTTATAGTGATACTCCAGTTAGTTTTGGTCAAGCATTGGCTCAAGGTATGGCTAGAGGAAATGAAGCTCAAGCTAGAGCTGATGAACAAGCATATAAAAAACAATTATTTGATTTTCAAAAACAACAATTTGAATATTCGCAAGGTCAAGATGCTATTAAAAATGAATTAGAATTACAAAAAATATTAAACAAAGATAATAGAATTGATTTGCAAAAAAAGATGGCAGTATTGCATCCTAATTTAGTCGAAGGTACTTCTGCATATACAAATAAAGCAATGGAATTAATTAAATCAGGTGCAGTTAATGTAGATCAAAAACTTGATTTTAAAACTAAATCAGAATTTTTAGAATCAGATATTAAAAGAGTTGATAAAATGTTTGAAACTTTAATTGCAAATAAAGATGTAAATGCAGTTTATGATAGAATGTTAGCTATTGCAGAAAATCCAGATTTTAAATCAGGTAAAATGTCAGAAATGACAATGCCTTTAAAAAGATTATTAGTTTCTTCTGGTTTAATGACTGAAAAACAAGTTGAAGATTTTAATTTACAACAATTATTTGAAACAGAACAAAGTTTCGTAACTCCAAGAATGAGACCACCAGGATCTGGTGCATCATCTGATTTTGAACAAAAACTTTATGCTAATGCTTCAGCAACTTTAGGAAAAGAAACTGATGTCAATAGATTGATTTTATATGCAAGATCAACTTATGGAAAAATGAATGAAGAATTAACAAGGTTTTATGATGAATATTTAAGAGAAAATTCAGAATTGCCATTAAATAAAGTTAATGATGCTTTCAAAACATATTTAGATGAAAATAGAGATGTTATGGCTCAAGTAGTTGGAACTGAAAATATTATGGATAATGATGATGCTTTTATTAAAGCAGTTAAGGATGGAACTATCGCTATTGGAGATGTTTATTTTAATAATGATAAAGAAGATAAATCTTATAATTCTCATCAATTATTAAATACAGAAACTTATAATACAATTATGGAGATGAAATAATGGGTAAGTTAATGTCTGGCAGTACTACAAGTTTAAAAGACTCTAAAAAAGTTGATAGTAAAAGTATTAAAGAAAAAAGAACTTTATTAAATGAATATGATGAAACACAAAATACTTTTTTTCAAGCATTAAAAAATATACCTTCAAGCTCTAAACAATTATTTAATGATATTATTACACCTTTGTTATCTCCAGTTCAAACTGCAAAAGATTTAACAGCTTTAGGTCATAGTATTATTAATGTTGCTAGACCAGGAGAGCAAGGTAATGAAGAATTGGCAAGAGCAGTTGGTAATTTTTTTAAAGATAGGTATGGAGG